CCGTCCACGCCGCAAGCGTGACGCTGGCTGAACCGTTGGCCGTTGAGGGCGACATTACCGTTGCCGTGCTTCAGGTGACCGGCTCCATCCCCGATGATGCGAAGTTCAAAGCCGAAGTGACCAACAACGCACTCGACGGCTCCCCGGTCTGGCAGGATGCCACGACCGAGGTAAAAAAAGGCGTGAACATCGTCTTTGAGAATAAGACCGCCACCAACGGCGCGGCGTTTAACTTCCGCGTCAGCGTGGAGCGCGGCGAATCCGGCGAGGGCGGCTACATCGAAGCCGTCTCCGGCGCTTTCCAGTAAGGAGGACAGTATGGCTATTGAATGGAAGAAAAACGACCTTCCCACTCTGGCACAGAAGGTGGCGGACGACGCTTCTGAAACCTGCCAGAACTTTATTTATGCTGGCATTGACGTGGAGTTGTCCGACGGTACGCAGCACTTTTCGCTGATGCCCAACGACCAGACGAACATCGACTCGATGTTTGCGGCCATTACGTTGGGCGCGTCCGAATACCCTTACCACCCGGATGGCGGCAAGTGCGTTATGTACAGCGCGGCAGACATTATTACTCTGTACAGCGAATACAAGAGCTTCGTCACCAAACAGACGACCTACTGCAATGCGCTGCGCCAGTGGGCGAAGCGCGAGACCGACCCGAATGTTATCGGCTCCATCTATTACGGATGCGCCCTTCCCGAGGACCTCGAAAAGGAAGTCGGGGACATTCTCAGCGCGGCGCAGGCGCAGATTACGGCCATCATCAACAAGCTCTCCGCCTAAGGAGAACCGAAATGGCAAGGAACTCTGTATGTAAAACTGCCATCCTCTTTGTGTTCGGAGGGCTTGTATACTTCGGACTCGAGGTGCTTTTCAGAGGACATAGCCATTGGACGATGTTCGTCCTCGGCGGATTCCTTTTCCTGATTCTCGGTGAGCTGAATGAGGGCCTTCTTGAGTGGGATACCCCGCTCATTTGGCAGGGCGTCCTCGGCTCGGCCATCGTGACAGGAGCGGAGCTCGTTACCGGTATGATTCTCAACGTCTGGCTCGGCCTCGGCGTTTGGGACTACTCCGGTATGCCGTTCAACTACAAAGGGCAGATTTGCCTCCCGTTCAGCATTTTGTGGATTTTCGTGTCTATCGCGGCCGTTGTCCTCGATGACTGGCTGCGATACTGGCTGTTTGGGGAGGAGCATCCGCACTACACACTGTTCCGGCGCGGCGAGAGCCGCTGAAAGGAGCCGCCAATGAACCGCGAGGAGAGGCTCGAACAGCTTTTGACGGCCACCGTTAAGCTGCTCGACCGGTGGGAGGAATACTCCCTCGAAACGAACTGCGGGGAGCCGGAGGGCTACGGCGCAGCCCGCGCGGTGGTACACGCAGAATTTTCCGTACTCAAACAGACTGATAAAGGAGACGGTGAGAATGAGCGTAATTACCTTTAAGCCGAACGACCACACGAAAATTACCACGGATTTCGAGCGGTACGAGTTCGCCTGCCCGTGCGGATGCACGGCGCAGATGATTGACCCGGAGCTCGTCCAGAAGATGCAGACCATCCGCACCAAGCTCGGCAAGGCCATCAAGGTTACGTCAGGCTACCGGTGCGTGAAGCACAACGCAGACCCGAAAGTCGGCGGCAGCCGGACGAGCCGCCACCTCTACGGCATTGCGGCCGACTGGCGCACGAAGGACCGGAGCGTCAACCCCGTCGCCCTCGGCATCATCGCGGCCGCGCAGGGCTTTGGCGCGGTCGGCATCTACTGGCACGACAAGGCCGCCATTGTCCACACCGACACGCGCGGAGGCAAGGCTACATGGCTTTGCGTCCAGCCCGGCGTGTATCCCAGCACCACCTACAACAAGTTTGTCCTGCCGACCATCGAGCAGGGTTGCGAGGGAGCCGCTAACCGCGCAGCTACGGTTATGCTGCAGCGGCTCCTCGGCATCCCGCACGACGGCAGTTTTGGCCCGGCTACCACAAAGGCACTGATGACGGCCCAGCGTAAGCACGGCCTCGTCCCTGATGGCATTTGCGGCCCCAAGAGCTGGACTGCTCTGTCAGGCGCAGACAAATATCTGTGAGGGAGGAGGTGATACCAGTGGAAACATGGCAAATTCTCGTCACCGTTGGAGTGCCGTCTGGAATCTTTGGATTTGCTGTCTGGCTGATTGAGCGCAAAATCGAGCAGCACGAGAGAAAGCGGACCGAAGAAGCCAAGAAGCGCGAGAACATTGAAGCCCAGCGCGAAAAGAGCAGAGAGGAGCTGCAAATCTGCATCTATGAAACTTCTCTCGCCGCCATCGCCCTCGGCGAGGCCACCGCAAAGGCAGTTCAGCGCATCCCTGACGCGCACTGCAATGGTGATATGCACGCAGCCTTGGACTACGCCTCTAAGGTCAAACACGCACAGCGGGAAGTCGTTTCCCGCTGCGGAATCAAATCCATTGTCGAATGAGAGGAGAACGCTATTATGAAGTACAATAACAAAGTTTCCGCCGCCACCATCGCCCGTACCGCTGCTCTGCTGCTGGCTCTGGCAAACCAGATTTTGAGCGCGTTCGGCAAGTCTCCGCTGCCCATCGAGAGCAGCACGGTGGAACAGCTCGTCACCACGGGCATCACCACCGTTACGGCCCTGATTAACTGGTGGTACAACAACTCCTTCACGCAGGCCGCTATCGAGGGCGATAAGACCTACGAGAACGTCAAGAACCAGATTCACTAAGGACGCCCCAGCAGCTACCACATAACAGCACGAGCCTCCCGGTATTCCTCGCACAAGAGGGCCGGGAGGCTCTTTTTTTATTGCTGTTTTTTGCAATATCTTCCCCGGAAACGCACTTAAAACAGCATTTCCGGCGCGGTTATTCTCGTAAAAAGACATTTTCGGGACAGAAATGCACTTTTTGATACATTTTCTATCATTTCCGTGGATAACCGCAGAAAAACGGCGCGGAAATACCAGAACGACCCGAAAAGTGGAAAACTGGGTGGAAAAAGTTGATAAAAGGGTCATGCGAGACAACACACGCAGTTGTCCCAAAATACCACGAAAAACAATATAACCGGAGCGGAAATACCGTTTTGAACGCATATCCGCGCGGATATGCACTGAAAGCAGCATTTCCGGGTATTTCCGGCGAAACAATCGACAAAGTAGAGTAGAGTAAAGTAAAGAAGAGTAGAGAATATATTATACTCAGCGATTTTGCAATCGCTGGCGCGAAAGCCGTTGCCATTGTCCCTGTTAGGTGCTATCATAAAAGCACGACCACCAACACAGGACAGGAGGACAACAGTTATGGGTAACACAACTGCGTCCCTCACCCACGAACAACTGTTCGGGGGGGGGGCAACAATCGAGAAAACCGGCCTCGGCATCAAACTGGCCGCGCTCTCTATCGCAATTTGCATGACGCTCACCGGATGCGGCCAAACGACAGCGGGCAGCAGCTCGACGGGCGGGACAACCTCTAACGAGAAAAGCTACTCTGCAAGGCAGGAGGACACGCAGGTCCTAGAGGATGCAGCGAAAGCAGCACTCGATGAAAAGACCGCGATGGAGGTGTCAAGCATTGAAGCCTTCGAGAACAAGGGCGAGTATTCGATGACTATTCGAGTAGTAGCAGCCGGAGGCTACTATATGCCAGACGTAGCGGAACAAACGGCGCAGGCGTTCTTTGACAAGGCGCAGGAGCTTGGCCTAAACGCAACGCAGTACGTTGTCACAGAATATAGCGAGAGCAGCACCGGCGCCAAAGAAAATATGCTGGCGTGGAGCAGTGATGACGGAGTGACCGGTATATACTCTGACGACAGCGGAGCGGAGCCCGTTGTAAAAATTGGCGTCAGCCTAAATGCTCTACGAGAGCTTGTTGGCAATATAAAAGAGCCAGAGAACAGCGAGGAAATAATTGCACTGTCGGCTGACTATCAAGGCGAGTGGGAAAGAGTAGGCCACGAAAAGTACGAGCGGCTTGTGGTGAACGAGAACACGGTGAATACCGTGCTTTTCGAGACCTCAAAAGATTGGAGAAAGGAAAAGACCGTTACACACATTTTTACGCTCTACTTCGGATTAGACGAGGAAAAAGGTCTGGTGGTAACGAACCAATACAAGCAGGTGATTCAGACCGTGTCAATGAACGAGCAGGGAGAAATCGAGCTATACGATAAGAGCCGGGATGAAACTGAAACGTATCGGAAAGTGAGCGACAGTACTGCTGTTCCGACTGTGGGACAGGTGTTGGCAGACTGAAATGACCCGGCAAGTGACGAAAACCTCCTGCGGAGACCCACAAAGCGTCGCAATGGTCGGACGGCAAACTTTACGGCTAGACCACAAAAGCCCGAAATCGAGGCCCCGGAGCCGTGCTCGTGACGTTCTACGGCTCAACGCAGGAGAAAGCACTCCGAAAAGCTACAGGCAAATAGCCAGCAAGTTAAAATCAGCCTGCGGGAGACGGCCCACAGGGAGGTGATGGAGAGGGCCGCACGGGGACCACGAACAGCCCTCCCGTCACAATGGCTGCTCCGAAACACCCGCAGCGGGAAGAACGGCGCGCGCAAATCCTGTATGCGCGGCAGCGGCTCGACCGCTGGCGGGCATAGGAGGCAAGCATGGAACAGTCTATTTATGAGCTCTACATGGAGCAGGTCAACCCGCAGGACACCCGCGAAATCATGCAGGCAGAGGACACGCTCACCGCGCTGCTCAAGCTGGTGGAAAACCGCGAATTGCGCGACGCCATCGACCGCGCAGCAGGCCGCGTTGCCTACCTCCGAGAAGTAGCGGCATTTGAGGCCGGTTACGGCTTTATGCCCGAATAACAAAAAGGGAGGTCCGGCATACCGCCGGACCTCCTAATTCTTTATAGCCCGAGATAATCCTCAATGCTCATGCCGAGCGCAGCAGCGACGGCGTGAATCTGGTAAACATCGCGCGGGACCCGGCGACCGGCCTCCCATTCCTCGAGCGTCCGCAGCGGAACGCCAGAGAGCCGCGACAGCTGGGTGCGGGTCAACCCGCGAGCCTCGCGCAGCCCGGCGATACGGGCGGCAACAGGCGTTAAAGCTGACATCTTGAAATCCCCCTTGAATCTGCTATAATAGAAATGCCGGAGAAGTGAGGCATCTGCAAGCTGTTTCTCACTCCCCCGGCGTTTCAGAACTCTGGCCGCCGTCATCGGCCGTTGTTCTTCATCGGAGAGCCCTGCTTACTTGTTGAGCAGGGCTTTTACTTTTTCCACGGCCTCCTCGAGCGTTTTGCTGTTACGCATAAGCTCAAGAATTTCACGGGTCCGGTTCTCCTTTGCCTCGTCGCGAAGCACCTCGGCGGTATTCATTTCGTCGTCCATGTCGTTTCCTTTCTGGCCTTGCCACCTTACTCATTGAGGAGCACCCCCTCAACTGACTATATTATACCACACAAGCGCGTGGAAAGCAAGAGCAAAATGGCAAAAACTTGAAATATTTTTGCGTACCTGTGAAAAATTTACTGCTCGATGTACCGAAAGAGAAAACCGCCCGCATGGGGTAACTTTCCCTTGCATACCTTTCCGATTGCGCTGTCATCCAGACCGGTAGCACGGGAGGCAGCAGCGATACTCGGATACTCATGTATGACCTGATTCGTCTTGCGGTCAATCTGGCAGACCGGAGCGAGCGTTGAGCCGTGATAGGCGCGGACGCTCCGGCCGTATCCGTCGCCCGGTTCTGGAGCTGTTTTGCCGCTCCACTTTGCGCCGGATGCAAGACCGCCAAAAAGAAAGCCCTGCATCTCGTAGGAGCGAGACAGACGCCCCAGCAGCGTGTCGAGCTGGTCGCGCTGGTTGCGGTCGAGAGACTTGAGGAATGCGTCAATCTCCTTTTCGGCCTCGACAACCTCCTGAATCCCGACGTGCAAAACGTCGTTTTGCTCATACTTCTCATACAACGTCCGATAGACAGCAGCCACGGTACAGGCCTCCTTACATCCCGGCTATAACATCGGCGAGCTCCTCGGGAGAAGCATTCACCCAATCTGCGAGCTCTTTCTTTGTCTCCTCGTAATCTTCCAGCACGACGGCAGCAGCCTCATTCTGCCCGTCGATTGCCCGCCCGGAGGACAGGTCATCCGCAGCGACAAGGCGCAGGATGGCGACGGCGCGCCGGAGGCTCATTTTCTTTCTTCCCATTCTGCGGACACCTCCCCATCTTTGTAAAAGAGCTTTGCACGACGCAGGCGGAACGCCTCAAGAATGAGCGCGAAAGCCGTGTCGCAGGTGGCGCAGACCATCTCGAAACCGGGCATCTCCCATAGACCGGCATTGTAAAAATTGGCAGCCAGCTCGACGACGATGCGCTCGTTCTGGCTCAAATTGAACGCCTCTTCTGCAGCCGTAAACATCATGTAGTCCTCACCAATGACGGCAATGCGGAGCTCCGGCCAGCGCGTGAGCGCGGAGAGCAGATACAGGGACGCGCCCCAATACGGATTGATGCGCCCGGATTCGGGATTTACGATGTGCGGAATCCGCTGAAGCTCAGACAGGAACGCAGCCTCATGCTCCGGGCTTTTGTATGTGATATTGATTTCCATGCGAACCTCCTTACATATCGAGCGAAACGAAGTGATAGGCGTACCAGCGGCCACGACGGCGGAAGAGCTTGACGCCGGTGGTGAAGAACTGCCCGCCGCAGCCCAACTCGTCGAAAAGGCGGTAGGACCGGTACATCTTGAACCACAAGAGAGCCCGCTCCTCGGAATAGTCGGCGGTGTAGTCGGGCAGCTCAACAAGCTCAACGAAAGAATCGAGCTCGTCGCGGACGATGCGGTAATCGGAATCCCGATGGATGTACTCCCGGATGTCGCGCTTGAGCTGAATGACAAACTCCTCGACGCGCTCGCTATGCACCGGACCGGGAAACCGCTCGAACATGAGCAGGTCACCGTATGCCTCCTTGAGGCTGTCGTAATCGTGAATATCGCGGGACATTAGGCTCCCTCCCTTTCTTCCTTTGCCTTGCGGAGCTCCTCGAGTAACTCGGGGAGCGGCAGCCGCTCGAGCTGATACTCCCGGCGCGCGGCCGGAGACAGGCCATTGAGCCATGCCTCGTGCTTTACCCGTTCCTGCTCTGCGCAGGCCCGGATGCGCGCGAGAGCATCCGCAGGCGGGTAATCCTCGCCGACGTACCAAGTGATTTCTCCCTCGTTGGAGATGTGGGCGACCATCTTGAAATCGCCGTCCTCCATCACGGCGGAGTTGCAGACTGTTACGCCGTTTCCGAGACAGCCGAGAAACAACTTGAAATTCCGGGCAGCCATCAGTAAATCTCCTCCTCAAGCATCTTTTTGCTGAACCGCTCAATCTCCTCGAGAGAGGTCCACTCCGGCTTCTCGTCGTCGGAAAAGCTGTCCCACAGGATGCGCATGGCCTGAATATGATTCTCAACGCAGCAGCCCCAGAGGTACTTGCTGAAACGCGAGCCGCAGCCGAGGAAATACTTGCAGTCCTGAATACAGCGGCTCAAGAGCCTGTATCGGAACTCGGCATCGGAGCCGACAAGGTCGGTGGCGACGTTGCCGAAATAATGAAATTCTGCGTCGCCAGCGAAGTAGAGCGTGACGCTGGCCTCAAGGCTACGCGGCCAGCCGTCCGGATACGGACGGGTCGAGCCGTCGGAAAAGTGGGTCATCGCGGTTGCAGTCACCCCGATGGCGGCCTCGTTTTCGCGAGGGCGGCAGAAGAACGTGCGAATCTGGATGCGCTCACACTCCATGGAACCGGCATTCCCGATACTGTCAGGGAACAGGGACACGGCCGGGTCATACCCGGCAGCTTTCAAACGCTCAAGAACGGTCATCAGAAGAACCTCCTATTCAAACGTATACACATAGCCGTTGTACGGAAAGGCAGCGGCAGCGGCGGCCGCCCGGGTGACCTCCTCGGCGAACTTCTTCGCCTCCTCCGGCGGAACCGTCCCAATGGAGGGCCAGCTCACGCCAAGATGAACAGCACCGTCAGGAGACGGCCGGAGCTCAAAGACCTCCACATTCCCGTGGATGCGGTTCTCGTCCTGCACCTTGCGGAGAGCGGCGAGAAAATCCTCAAAGAACACGGCAGGGAAATTACTTTCGTTTGTCATAAAATACTCCTTTCAGACCTTGCTGTGGCCATCACAAGATGGGCTTCGTCCAGCCGGTCCACCAGCAGTCGAAATCTTTCAGAATCTTCTCTCGGTTCTCCGGGGTGTCAGGCAGATTGTAGCCGGAGCGGGAGTTGCCGATGAAAAGTTCCCCGAAATCGTTCAGCCCACACGAGACACCGGTACGGCTGTCCTCTTTGAAAATAAGCATGAGACGAACCCTCCTTTACTGCACCTCTGCGACGCTCTCGTAACCCCAGCAGAAAACCCTGCGGCCCATCTTCTCGCAGCGGGATTTCAGTTCCCTCGCTGCGCTGTCGGCGGAGCTGATGCTCTTGTAACCGCACTCCACAACAGAACCGGCCGGAACCTTGCTCCCAAACGTGGAGCCGTTCTTTCCGGCGTACATCTTGAACTGGTTACCCGTCCAAGGCTCCTCGGCCTTGACGAACCCGAAATACCTTACCTGCGTCATAACGCGCACCTCCTTAATCTCTGTTCTCACGCTTCCACATGAGGAAGTTCTGGTAATCATCTTGACCCATCGAGACCGGCTTGCTCGTGTTGATGAAGTCGGGGCAACCGAAGCAGACGAGCTCGTCGGGGTTGCTGCGGGTCTGCGTCAGAACTTTGGCAGGGACGACGGTCTTCAGCGCCTTTCCGGACGGGACGCCCGGAACCTCAATGCGCCGGAGCAGCATATTGAAGTCGTAGTACCAGTCGAGATTCATGTACCGCTCCTCGCTGTCCGTGCTCTCGATTTCCTTGATGTACTCGGCCAGAGCACCGCGCACATCAAGACGAACCGGAGCGACGCTGTCGTCGTAGCTGTCGTAGAGGGTGATGGTCTCGGCCTTGCCGAAACGAACGGTCAGGGCGGCAACGCTGCCGGTGTACTTGTAGAGCTCCATAAAAACCTCCTACCCGAAACGGGTCTTACTGCTTGCTTGACGTCCCTAAAAGGGACACACGAAAGCAAAAAATTAAGCGACCTCAACCATACCAGCCAGACCGTAGAGGAGCTCGTGGTCCTCAAAGGAGATGCGCTCTTCCTCGAATGCACGGTCAATCTGCCAGTAGCACTCGTCGCGGTCGTTTTCGTTCTGGATTGCGGCGATTGCCTTGACCAACTTTTTGAACATATCGTTACCCCCTATCGACCATCAACCGAAATACTTGCTTGCGAACTGAGCCTTGCTGAGGGTCTTCATGTCGTAGACGTACTCGACAGCGTCTGCAACGTCCATGTCGGCACCGGTGACGAGCTCATTGACCAGAGCGGTAAAATTGTTTTCGCGGATGAACTGCTTCATGGATTCGAGAGTTTTCATAATCTTCCTCCTACCCTTTTCGGGTCACGTTCGTTCTTACACCCTTATTATAGACCCTAAAAGGGACAATGTCAAGTAAAATCTGGCAATTTGTGGCAAAAAGTTTTCGAGAATGACGCTTTTTGCGGCATTATGCACGAAACGGCGGCAGAACAGAAAGAAAGCAGGAGCCCGGAGGCTCCTGCTGATATAGTTATCCTGTTTATCCTAATGAGTTGTATCACTGTTCTTATTTTCTATTTTATCAGATATCGCCTACAGAGTCAATAGCTTCATAGCTCAAAATAGTTCACCCACCAACCATTTGGCTATGTAAAGGGGACGGCTTTTCAGCCGCCCCACCGGTCAACGCTGCGTTAATCAGACAGGTTCATCGTCCGATTCCGCTTCATAATCCTCGTTGACATCCACTTCTTCATCCTCGTCACCA